TCCATCTGGTGTCTTAAAATTGACTTGGAACTTTGTTGATTCTGGTGCAGCCACTTTACTTACCTCCATTATGTTTAATTGAAAGGCGCAGACTATCCTTGCCTTTTAGAGTTGGTACGAATCCAAGAATCTCTTGGACTTTTTCTTTATCTACTTGCTTAGGTCCAGCTACCTCTGTCCATCTAACTTCAACACCTGTAGCTGTAACCCCAACAACACCAGTCAGCGCTTCTTTAATTGCATCCTTCTGAGTTGTTAATTCTTTTATCTTGTTATCTATCTGTAGATATTCCAAAGCCTGATTACTTGCCTCATCATTATCAATGAGTGGTAGTTCAGTCTTTGTACGTTCTTTTTTTAGACCAACGCATCCAATCTCACCAGATGCGTCAAAGTATTTACAATAGAACTTGCAGTAGCTCTCATCCTTTTCAGGTTCAGGAGCAACCTCACTGGTCTTAATAGCCTCTAACCAAGAGAGGGCTTCGAGCGCAACAGCAGGGTCATACTTCTCCGTATGGACCTTGACATCGCGCTCGTCACCATCTCGCGGTATTGCTACCAGATGAACATTAGTAACCTTCCCCAAGCCACTTTGTTCTATCAGGTATCCGTAAGTTTGGATTTGCCAGCGTTGTTGCTGACTTGGAAAGTAAGTGAGGTTCTTCAACTTCACTGTCTTCCAATCCACTACATCGCCTGTCCCAGGAATGTAGAGATCTACGTGAGCTTTCATTCCGTTATGTTCTACTGTTTGCTCTAGCAAAACTTCTTTGTTATTAGATAAAGCATTCTCTATAGAGTTATGGATAGCAGTACCCATAATAGCTGCGAGCTTTAGCTCTCCGCCATTGGTCTTCTCTTGTCCGTTTAATTTATACCAGACCTTACGCCGACAGCCACCTAACTCTGATGGACCTATCTGTGTCTGTAGCGACCTACCTCTACTGTTCTCTTTCTCGTAGAGAGCTTTAACTAATAAATCTTTTATATCCATTTATGCTTTTCCCACCTAGTTATTGTGAAGCGGAATACTATCAGATTTATTACTAGCATTCTAGCAACTAACCTGTATGGCATAGTGTCATAGTCGTGAAAGTAATCAATACCAAAGCCCCAGTTATTCAAACTGCCAAAGCTGAAATGAATTGAATAGTCTCGTATCACGTTATTATCCTTCCTTGACAGACTAATTGAATCGGAGGACAGGTATTGATGTCAAGGATGCTGGCTATTTGAACAGCGCGTTCGGCGTGTTGGTCAATGTTGCCTAACGTAAGACGGTCAACGCGATCATAGAGATAGCCGAGAGCATAAGCCCCACCACTACCCAAGCCGTAAACACCTTTGTCGGATTGGATGAACGAGAGGTCGGTTGCAATATGGAATAGGTTGCCATCAAACGCGACAAGGTAGTCGAACCCTGCTTCTTTATCTTTGTTTGCTTCATACGGGTCGTATCCATTCTCTTTGAAAGCCTTCAGAATTGAAGGCATAATTTTCTTACCCATCCACTGCACGGGATCTGAACCTTTATAGACTGGCGGTTTCCAGTTATAGGCCAAGATATCACCAGGCCTAGAATCTCCTACCAGTCCCAGTAAGTATCTACCAACGTTAATAATCTTTGGTGTAGTACTACTTATAGTCCGTAAGTTATCTTCAGTAATCTGGCTATCAGCAGCCATTATCACCATATCAGTAATCTGTATTCCTACCAGTGTCGTCATAACAGAGAAATATACCTTCCCTCGGCGTGTCGTACCAGTAACGACACACCTTGTCATTAAACTATGAGCGGAGCGAATAAAACAGAAACAATCGTTCCGAGCCGCCAAGGGCGGCGAGAGGCGACTGACATCAGGAAGGAGCCGTGAACTCAATGTTGTTCCGTCTACTTCGGCTGCTTAGATTACCACCTGTCAAAGCAGCAGATCTCAGGTCCCTTGGACCTACTCACGTCTGTAGCTGTGGCTGTACTATGTTCAACATTATGGCTCAGTTTCAAGACTATGAGATATCCTGGTACTTTCTTGATGCTACCTGTGTTAACTGCGGTAATCTAGTTCGTATCCCTTGTCCTGTTGATAACAGCGAGAATAGTTTTTAGGCATAAAAAAAGAAGCCCCCACCCCGTTAGGGATGAGGGCCTTTTGCCTCGCGCTTGCTACAAACTATTAGTTTGAACCACGTCCAAACTCTGGGGCTGATTTATCTAGCCACTTTAGTACTGGACCTAGGAAGCCAGCCAAGGCTGCAGTTCCAAGGACCTTAAGATCAGTCTCTCCTGCTAGGTACAGTGCTATTGCAGCAGAAGCTGCAGCACGAAACCAAGACAGACCGACTTGCTTTAGTGTTTCCATTAGATTGCCTTTCGTTTTGTATTGTGAACCTTGCAGCAGGTGCATACTGGTGGCAAATTGCTACCTTTTGCTACCTTCTTCTTAGGCTGAGGCTGAAGACCAGCCACAATCTGGTTCACAATCTTAGGTTGATTCATCCACCAGAACCAAGGGCTAGTGTCATTAGCCAGATCAGGGTTGATAGAAATATGAAGGTGCTTAGTGTGAGGGTTGCTACCAGTATAAGGACGATTGCCAGACTTAGCCTTGTCGCGTGACCAAATTTTCTTATTGAAGATAAGGTAGGAAACCCTGTTATCCTCTTTAAGTTTTTCAAATATCTCGGCACAATCAATACCTGCCTTTGGGTCGTGGGTCAGGTCTACTGCTAGTCCAGTATTGTGATCTGAATTAGGACTTGCCTTGATGTGAGCCTTGCTTGGCAGAAGTCCGTCCGATGCCTTCTTTCGCTTGGGAACAAGCGCAGTTGCCTGCCTGAGAACGGCAAGTGCTGCAGGTGTTGCACTCTTTACAACAGGTTTCATTCATTTCCTCAGTGCTTCCTTGACTAGCTCAGTTAATAATTCTACTTTTTCTTCTAGCAAATTGATTTTATCTTTAACACTTGAGCCACCATTGGGGCGCAGTTCATATAGGTAATGCTTAACTAACCAGCGTACAACGCCAGCAAAGCCAGTGATTAAGGTTAGTCCTGCTATGGCTAAGGTTGCCCATTCTGTAGGTGTCATTTATACGCTCCGTATAGTTACTAGCAAAGTGCCCCCGAAACCTGAGAAGCGCTTATCTGTTGGTGTCCGATTGATGAAGTCCATCTCTTCTATGAGTCCAATGAAAGACTCACCTGTTCTGAAATCCTGAACAACAAGAGTGTCGCCAAGATTTTCTACTGCTTCGAGTTGTTGCATACGATCCCAAGCAGAACCTTCATAGCCTACCTCTACTCCAAACTTATCCGTCTCGTGGTCATAGCAGAAGACTGGATATTGAATCAGTCTTTGACGAGGGATTGCTGGTAGAGATTTGATTTGGTAACCATTAAATATAGGGCCAAGAGTTGTATCAGCAGTAGAGCGAGTAAATGTAAACTTGAATCCCAGATACTCTTGTGCTGTTGCAGGATATGGGATACCACCTTCTGTAACAGTTTCACCCTGTGAATAGGTTCCGATATTGTAGCTAGTGCCAGCAGAGTCAATAGACTGCAGGCTTAGACCACCATTGGTAGAGATAAATCTAGGAAATAGTAACTTGTATATCTTAGGCTCTAAGGTGTTATAGCGGATATAACCAGTCTGCAGGTAACCAGATGCAACCTTAACTCCGTATGATTCTAGCCATACTCCATCACCTGGAACTGTAAAACCTACGCGGTCTGTGCCACCAAGGAATGCTGTTGTGCCAGCAGTAACAGTCTCACCAGAGGCGTATACATCCCAAGCATAAGCAAAGATAAGGCTATTAGGAACTACTGGTTGTGATAGGTCAATACGGACTAGACCTGATTCAGTATTCTGCTTGGTAGATACATAAGCAAACTTGTCTCTAAATACTACATCTGTACATTCAGCTTCAAATAGCAATGGTCCATAGGAGACATCTCCTTCATTGCCTAGAACTCCTACTCGCACACCTTTGTTGGTGCATAGTACCGCGTAGGTACCAAGGTAGGTATCAAAGGTATTGATGATCTCACCTTCTGGTAGGTCAACAACTACCGAAGGAACGCTAAGTTCTGGGAATCCAAGAGCATTAGCATTAGCAAGATCTAAAGTAATCTTATAGATAGATGAGTTCTTACGACTATATCCGCCTACATAGATAGCCTGTGGTCCTTCTGAAATGGTAGTCCAAGTCCAGTCACTTTGTGGATGGGTATAGTGGTCTGAAGGTAGAGCTCCACCGCCAGTATGAGTAGCATTTAATTCATAAAGTTTATTATTGATAGTAGCAATAAGGCGTTGTTTGATGTATTTAATTCTGGCACTTGTAGTGCTACTTGCGTTATAGGTTTCAACATCGCTGGTAGTTCCACCGATATTTCCTCGGTGAACGTGAGTAGTATTGATAAACCAGTATCTAATTCCATCAGTAGTTAAATCAAAGATAGTAGATGGAGTACCTGCTTGGGTATAAGTAGATGCAGTAGCAGTATCATTGCTCATTGTAATCTTCTTCAAAGCTGTGCCATCTGTTACTACTAGACAGTCATTAGTGCCATCATTGGCACCTATAATTATTGAAGGATTTGCAGTTGCTAAGACTCTTACTGTGGTATTAAGTAGGCTTGCCTGACCCTTGGTCCAGACATCTACACCTTTGGACTCTGTAAACTGGAAGCGAAGCGACTCATCTTGTAGTGGTTCAAAGTATTTAATACCAGCACCTAGGTGGAATGATGACTGTGATCGTAGCCACCAACCTGTAAGAGTCTGCTCACCAGGCTCTCTGGTCTGGTCAATCTGTTGCTTACGATACTCAGCTGTAACGCGGCGATAGGGTGTGTCATCACTAGCTGCCAAGAAGAATGGCAGACCAGCAAAGGCTACATCGTATGCCTCGCCAGTAGATGAGTAGCTAGTGGCCCCAGCAGGGTTGGAAAGTACGTAGGGAATACCCTCGGTAATGTCATCGCCGTAGGCCACTATTTCTCCTTTGATTTATTAAAGTAAATTAACCAGCGATCTAGCTCTTCCAGATGCCAGTTGGGTATAAACTTGAGTGGTAGCCACAGATGAGTGGCGCATTAGGTCTCTTACTGCCAACAAATCTCCGCCTGATTTCTCAAGCATATTGGTAGCAAAGTAATGACGACAAGCGTGGAAGGTCTTCTTAGGTATACCTAACCGCTTCATCTCAGTAGAGCAGAGCTTGGTCAGGTTGTTAGGTGTTACTGACCATATCTTGCCAGAGGTCTCGTGCTTCAAGATGGTCTGGGCTACTATCGCAGCAACTGGTATGGATAGGTCTGTACCGCCCTTACCTGCCACTCTAAGGATGTATCCGTCATCAGCCTTCTCTAGGTCTACCCCACGAAGGTTTGCCACCTCCATAGCCCTTAAACCCGCTTTACAGCCTATTATGAACCAGTCCCTCATAGGCAGGTCAGCCTTAGTCATAACCAATTCAGCCTCACCAGGAGTCAAAGGATGAGGTAAACCTCGCCCCTTACGTACAGCAGGTAGGTCTAGGTCAGCCATATTCTGTATCAGGCCCATCTTGCGTAGGGCTTTGAAGATACTTCTAACCCTTGCCGCATAGGTTCCCTTAGTTGAGGCAGCCTTGACACCCATTACAAGTCTTTGCAGATCTTCAACCGTTGCTATCTCTGGGTGTACCCCAAGACGGA